TTACCAGTTGATTTTACGTTGTTTCTTCTTTTTCTTGTTTTTCAGATACGGGTCGTAAGGTTGTTGCTCCTCCGGCATATTGGTTGGTGTGAACAAGCCTAATGAGCCATTGATAAGTTCGCCGCCGACACTTGAAGTCGGGCTTATTTCTTCCCGATTAGTCTGCGATTGAGTTTGCATCTTCCACTCCCCGTAATTGTTGCGGTTCAATGCCGCATCAATCTTGGAGTAGCTGAATTGCCTGTCCACCTTTGAACCGTTGAAGCGATAGCCGTTCATCGTAAAGATGACACCTTGAATTTCAGTCGTCTGTCCCTTATATTTGAACTGCACATCTACGCCTTGCCGTTCTAATCTTTCAAGCAGGGTATTCCAAACCTTGCATCTGCTGACCTCCGTCTTCAAGATTTGGTACAACTCATACCTCGTCTTATCCGGCTCACGCAATCGGTCTGTCTTCACTTGCTCCTTGCCATAGGCAAAATGAAGCCCGTACATCTTGGTAAGTTCCTTACAGATACGCTCGCTGCGGAAGCGATCGTTCCTGTCGGATATGGTCTTGCCATTATTGTCGATGCGGTTGAACGCAATATGCACATGCGGATGCTCCTTGTCAAAGTGCCGCCCGATGATGTACTGTGTGTTCTTGATACCCATCCGTTCCATATACTCACGGGCAATCTGCGCCATGACTACGTTGTTCAGTCGTGGCGCATCTTCCTTAGAAAAACTCAATGCGATATGCCCGACAACCTTTGTTACCCTCGGATTCATCTGTGCTTGCCCGATAAATCCTTGCGCTATCGTGTCGTTATTTTCCAGAAATAAACCGTCCGCATCTATGATTTGAGTACCCTTCTCATCGTTCAGAATGTAATAAACCACACCCTTGAAGTCCGAGCCTTTCATGATTTTTGCTATCATAGGCGTATTCGGTTTACAAGATTGTCTATCTCTATCATCAGTGTGCGGCAGGGAATAAACACGGAGGCGTACCCTTCCGCATTCGCCTTTCGTGCCAGTTGATTCAGATTGTTCGCCATACCGCAGAGTTTGCGGATAAGTTCGCCATGCTCTTTCGATATCCGTTCTTTCACACCGCCTTCTGTAATGCAACCACGAATGAATTCACTGGCAGAAACACCTGCTGACTTTGCTTTGGATTTCAATAGGTAGTAGTCCTCTGTTGCCATTTTCACCGTAACACGGTATTTCAGTTTCTCGGTGGCTCCTTTGACGGGACGGCCTCCCTTGTTGGCTCGCTCCCGTCTGTTGCCTTTTACATTATTCTTCCTTTTTTCGTTGTCCATGATTTTCTGTTTCTTGATTTGATTACTGATTATAGTAGTTATACAGTAGATAGACCAACGGGATGTGCCTTCCCTGCGATGTTTGGAGCGGGGCAAGTGGTTTCGGTCTGCCCGAAACATAAACTTGCCCCTCCAAACATCGTTACAAGTGATTTAGAGCAACTCTGAAAGATGCCCTAAAAGTACCCGGTTAGTCTCGTCTTAATTCCTACAATTTACGCCATTGCTCGATGTATTCTCTGTAGGCTTCCATGTGCTGACGGGCGAGGTTCTCGATAAGCCCTGATACACTCATGCCACGTCCACCGAGGCGGCGCACGATTTCGTCCAGCCTATCACGGACCTCCCCACTGACGAACACGGGCTTGCGGTCGGCAATCTTGGGTACCCGCAGAAAGGTGGCACGGTATTCGTCCAATGACAGTCTGCGCTGTTTGCTGCTGATACGTCTGGCGATTGTCCGTTCCACGCTAACGTTATCCGCCTCTATTCTCTTTGTCTCGTTGTCTGATCCCTCGCTTGTTTCCGGCTCGTCCAATACAGGAAAGAGATTGCCCGCTTCCACAACAGGTTCTTGTTCTGTTACGGAAGAACTCTCTTCCGGTTCGTGTTTTGGCATGGAAGGCATATAGTCTTCCAACTTGAAGTTTTTGAACGCTTCATCGTTCTCAATGTTTTTGAATTTCTTGCTCATTGTTGTTTCTTGTTAAAGTGAATACTTGTTGGTCTGTATGCGCATAGTTGACCGTTTGTCGGGAGCAAAGTAAGAGGCTTTAGTTCAGGCAGTCAAGGACTTGGATTCTGTTAGGCAATTTTGTGTAGTTTTGCCTTATGGCGGTATGAACAATGGTGCAGACTTCTTCGATTTGCCGGATATGAATCACAGGAAGAACAAAGATGTATTTACGGGTAAATTTGAATTAAGCCCTTATTTTGTTCTTGGCATTCTTGCTAAAATCCCAATTAAGATGATAACGATAAATAGTACCCCGGACAACCTATGCCATACCGGTGCCACATGCTTCCACTTTTAGAAAATCCATTGTCGGATAACTGATTATATATTCCTTTGCGGCAAAAGAAACAATAACAGCAAAGAAGAATGTATATGGAAATCGTATCTATCGAAAGAAAGACCTTTGAGGCGATGGTCGCCAAGTTCGACCGCTTCGTCCACCGTATGGAAGCAATCTGCCAACGGCACGGCGAAAAGAGAATAAGTGAGTGGATGGACAATCAGGACGTGTGCCGGATGCTGAACATCAGTCCTCGCACGTTACAGACTCTGCGGGACAACGGTACGCTTGCCTACTCACAAATAAACCATAAGACGTATTACCGTCCCGAAGATGTGCAGCGTATCGTTTCCGTTGTGGAGGATAGACGAAAAGAAGCGAGATTCAAAGAACGGACGATATAATCTCAGTGCAATAAATAAAGTATAATAACAATACCCACTAAATTCAAAGTAACATGAACGAATTGATTAACAAAGACAACGAGTGGATAATCCACTTCATGGACAGCCTTGACCGTCTGCTGGACAACTACGAGCGCCTGACCGCCAACGAGGATGTAAATTAAACTGTGTCAGCAAGGAATAAAGTATTAACTTTGCTAACACAGTTTTTTTTATGAAAGAAGAATTTGATTTCGAGAGTATCAAGAACAAGGCCATTGAACAGCTGAAAGCCGGCAAGCCTTTGTTGGGTAAGGACGGCGCCTTTGCCCCACTATTGGAAAGTATATTGAATGCAGCCCTGGAAGGAGAGATGGATGCACATTTGACAGAAGAAGAACGCCAGATGGGTAACCGTCGTAACGGAAAGATGCAAAAGCAGGTTCAGACTCCCTTGGGCGAAGTAACCGTTTCCACTCCCCGTGACCGTAATTCGAGTTTTGATCCCCAGTTTATCAAGAAGCGTGAGACTATTCTGGCAGAAGGTGTTGCTGACCGTATAATTGGCTTGTATGCAATGGGAAACAGCACAAGGGAAATCAGTGACTGGATGGAAGAAAATCTTGGGAATCGTGTTTCGGCCGACACAATCAGTTCCATCACAGACCGTGTACTTCCGGAGATAAAAGCATGGAAATCACGGATGCTTGATTCTGTTTATCCTATAGTCTGGATGGATGCCATTCATTACAAAGTAACGGATGAACGTGGCTGCGCGGTAACCCGTGCAATCTATAATGTACTGAGCATTGACAGGGAGGGACACAAGGAGCTACTTGGAATGTATATATCAAGGAATGAGGGAGCAAACTTCTGGCTCAGCGTGTTGACAGACCTTCAGAACCGTGGAGTTGAGGATATTCTCATTGCCTGTATAGACGGTCTGAAGGGGTTTCCTGAAGCCATTCAAAGCGTTTATCCTAATACAGCCGTACAGCTTTGTGTAGTACATCAGATACGTAACTCCATCAAGTATGTAGGATCCAAGAATCAGAAGGAGTTCTTAAGGGATTTGAAATGTGTCTATCAGGCAGTCAATAAGGAATCCGCAGAAAATGAGCTCCTCAAGCTGGATGAAAAATGGGGTGAACAGTATCCTGTCGTTATCAGATCCTGGCAGGACAACTGGGATAAGCTGTCCGAATACTTCCAGTATACTCCGGTCATCCGTAAGCTTATCTATACCACAAATACCGTTGAGGGGTATCACCGTCAGATCCGCAAGGTAACAAAAAACAAGGGCGTGTTCCCATCGGATACAGCCCTTGAGAAACTTGTTTATCTTGCATACCGCAATATACGTAAGAAATGGACCATGCCACTGGCCAATTGGGCTACCATCTCGCAACAACTGGCTATAAAGTTTGGAGACCGGTTTAAATTATTGTAATTTTACGCTCGTCGGGACGGGTGGTCCCGCCCCTTGGCGCGGGCCGTTCCCCGACCGATGAGTTTTCTAGAGATAAATAATGCGTGACACAGTTTATTTTACACTACCACCGCCAACTACCGCCCGACATTGGGCGGAGAACGTTTCTTTACCGACAAGGAGGTTTCAGCACGGTTGAAGGTAAGTCGAAGAACACTTCAAGACTACCGCAACGAAGGACGGATAGCCTATATCCAATTAGGTGGCAAAATCCTTTACCGTGAATCGGACATCGAAAGGATGCTGAATGATGGCTACCGTTCCGCTTACCGACAAACGGCAGTCTGATTTTCTTGAAGGAGCGCAGTTTGCCGTCTGCTCTATAAATTGCAGAAGCAATGGACTTGACAGCAAAAAGAAAAAGGAACGGTTTACGGATGAAGCATCAAGATTCCGCTTCGTCTGTTAGCCGTTCCTTTTCTTTGTCTTCTGATTTCCCGTCAGTCGCTTGTTTCCGTTGCCGGATGCCTTTCGAGCGTATGGTCGGCAGAGGCAAGGTTTTCGGGCTGAATACGCTCCGCAGGAGGAAGATTCTGCCCGAAACGGCTTTGCCGCCTGACCTTTCCACTGCCATCAGTGCCATGCGCTACCTTTGCATCCGAGCATCGGGAACAGGTGACTGATGGGATGAACCTCAACTATACCATAGGTTGCTTCCTCTGCCACAAGATACAAACAATGTTATTGAGTTCTCTTTCTTGGTGGCGTAGATTTCATTTATCACAAACCGTCTGAACAAGATACTTTCTCTACTGCATATCCTGAATGCAATGGCTATAACCATTTCAAGATTATAAACATCATAACTGATACCATCTGGTTGCTTGATATATTTTATCGTATCACATTCGTTTAACTCCTTATTCCTATATATAGCATGAATCGCTTTACGAATGTCACAAGAGAATACTCCAAACAGGTCGGCGATTTCGAATTGTGTCATCCATACGGGTGCGGTCGGAATAGTGACCATACCCGCTTCACTGATTGTGATTATACCTCTATCCATAATATATTGTATTGACATTGTTTAGTTACTTTTGTTTGTCTTTTCGCCAGTAGATTGTTTCTTCCGGCGTTCCATCAGTTTGTCCATATCCTTTGAGATTTTGTCATCGGTTATACGTGCATATCCCTGTGTCGTCCGAATATTGGAGTGCCCCATCATCTTGGCGATACTCTCTATCGGTATATCCGCTGAAATAAGGAAAGTTCCGAAACTATGTCGGCTTTGGTGGTAGGACAAGTTATCCTCTTTACCTATGATTACCCCTAACTCATGAATTTCAAACCACAAGGCGTCACGGTTAGGAAGCGGAAATACGGGCTGTTCGTCATTGACCGTGTTGTACAGCGACAATATCTGTTCCGCTATGGGATGCAGGGGTATGAACGCTTCCACCTTTGTCTTCTTGCGGTTGATACGGATATACCGTCTGCCCTCCGCATTCATCCCGATGTGGTGGGGATGCAACAACTGTATATCCACATACGCCAATCCCGTGAAGCAACAAAGTGGCAGGTAATTACTTTTAGGAAGAATACTGAGATGAAAACGTAATCCGTTGAAATATAGTGATATTTCACTGATTTTCATTTTGAAGGAATGACCGAAATCGGAAGAATATTGCAACGGTTCAGCTACCAAGTCATTACCTGTTTCCAACCGGGTAAATTGGTGAGAACCACGGATTTTCCTCTCCGGCCGTATGCGATATTAAAGCTTTCCCTTCATTCATGCAAGAGAAAGCTACCAGTCGGATTCTTTTGCACTGTTTTGCTTGTTTTTTCATGCCTGAAATCCTTGTAACAATTTATAATATTGCAATTTAAACAAGGAAAAGGATGAAAACAGAAATCAAGGTACTGCTCTACCTCAAACGGAACGGGCAGGGAAAAGACGGGCTTTGTCCGCTGATGGGAAGAATCATGGTGAAGGGAACGGTTAATTCCGTCACACAGTTGGGGTGCAAGATAAAGGTGGATCCGAAACTGTGGAATGCCACTTCGCAAAGATGCACCGGAAAGAGCCGGATGGCTGTTACCACCAACAGAGAGATAGACGGAATGCTGCTTCTTCTGCAAAAGAGATACAACGAGTTGGTGGAGATCAGTGATGACATTACCGCTGTACAAATACGTGACGCTTTTCAAGGAATGGCTGAAAAGCAGGTGACACTGATGGGACTGTTCCGCGAAAACAATGAGGAATATGCCCTGCGTGTCGGGGTGAACCGCACTCCAAACACCCTTTATCAGTATAAGAACACATACCGTTTCGTGGAGAAATTCCTTAAGGAGAAATACAAGGTTTCGGACATTCCTTTCAAGGCATTGGACGAATCGTTCATAGAGGCGTTCGAACTATATCTTCGCATTGACCGGAAACTCCAGACTGGGACTTCCATCGGGCATGTCCAACGGCTGAAACACATTGCACAGATTGCCGTGAACCGTGCAGTCGTACCTTACAGCCCATTCAAGGATTTTTCTCCTATGAAGCCGAAGCAGAAACAGATGTACTTGAACCGTGAGGAGCTAGACAAACTGATGACCACCACATTTGATACCCCAAACCGTAACTTTACCAGAGACATGTTCCTCTTTTCCGTCTTCACCGGTATTTGCTACTGTGATATGAGGAACCTGACTGAAAAAAATGTGGTACAGGACTATGAGGGGAACTTCTGGATAGAAACCAGGCGTCAGAAGACGGGCACTCCGGAAAATGTGCGCTTGCTTGACATTGCTGTAAAAATCATGGAAAAATACAGGGGGATGGCCCCGGACGGGAAACTGTTCCCCATGTTAACCAAGGAAAGCATGAATATCCATCTGAAAAAGATGGCTGTACAGTGTGGCATAGACCGTAATCTGTCCTTTCACATGGCACGTCACAGCTTTGCTTCGCAAGTATGCCTTTCGCTAGGAGTACCCATCGAGACCGTCAGCAAGGCCATGGGGCATAGGAACATCAGTACCACGCAACGCTATGCGAAAGTAACCAATGAGAAGGTGGACCATGACGTTACGGATTTGAGTCATAATATTACGGGCAAGTATACTTTGTCTGGCATTGAGCTACCGCCATCCACTATTTTGAAAGACATGAGTTTAAGGGAACAGCGGAGAAAAGAAAAAAATACTGGATTAAACAGGGATAAGGAGGGAAAAGTATGAGAAGCACCTTTCGTCTGCTGTTCTATATCAACAGACAAAAAATCAAAAAGACAGGGAAGTGTCCGGTAATGGGACGCATCACCCTTGATGGTAAAGTGAGCCAATATTCTACCGGAGAGGAAGTGCCACCTGAATATTGGGATGCCGGCAAGGGACGTGCGGTTGTTCATGGGAAGGATTCTGAAATGACAGCGACATTGAGGGAACTTAACCGGAAACTGGAAGAACTGGAGGAAAAGGCAAAGACCGCCTACAAAAAGAATGTGGATTCAACCGGATATGTCTCGGCCGAACTGATAAAAAACGCCGTGACAGGAAAGGCCCAGCCGAAGGAGACATTGCTCGCTCTTTTTGACGAGCATAACGAGGAGTATGCAAAACGTGTGGGTGTCGACCGCACGCGCCATACTTATGTACGGTATTTGACGGGCCGCAGGCACTTGTATGACTTCCTGCAATACAAGTACGGTGCTGAGGATATGGCATTACGGTCGGTTGACATGCGGTTCATCGAGAATTTCCATTTTTATCTTTCTACGGTGCTAAGGCTGAAAACCGTGTCTTTGAACGATTATCTGATCCTGCTGTGCAAGATAGTCCGGCTTGCTGTCAAGCGCAGGATACTGGGACGTTATCCGTTTACGGGTTACAAACTGGAGACTCCTCCGAAACTTCACAGGCATCTAACAGGCGAACAGCTTGCGAAACTGATGGCCGCCAACCTGCCCACTTACCGGTTGTGTCACACAAGGGATCTTTTTATCTTTTCGGCTTTCACAGGCCTGGGAAGAGCGGAGATGGCTGAACTTTCCGAGAGCCACATCGTTACGGATGAGAACGGCTCAAAATGGATATACATCCATCGTCTGAAGACAAAAGTGGAATGCCGTATCAAACTGCTGGATATTCCGCTGAAAATCATGGAGAAGTACAAGGGGGAAGGTACGGACGGCAGACTGTTTTATGTGCCGGTTACTTCCAGTCTGTGCAGGAGTCTGAAAATAATCGGGGAAATCTGCGGGCTGGACTGCCGTCTGACCTACTATATGGCCCGGCATACCTATGCGACCGAAGTCTGTCTCTCCAACGGGGTTCCCATTGAGACCATCAGCAGGATGATGGGGCACTCCAACATCCGCACCACACAGATATATGCGGAGATAACCAATCAGAAAATCCGGAAAGATTTCAAGATACTGTCAGAAAAAACGAAGGACCGGTATTCCTTACCGGAGGACAACATGCCGTCCAGGGTCTATCGGTGCGGACAGTACAGCGGATGGAAGAAGGAATGTGGAAGGCAAAAGGACGGTACGGCTTCATAGCCGTAATGTATGGCATATACAGAACAATGGGGATGGAAGTCCAGACTTCCTCCCCATTGTCTTACAGCGGTCTCCTATGGCAACCGCATGGCTTTTCTATATCCGTCCTGCAGCATCCTTTCGATGTCACTTTCCCTGTACAGCACCTTGCCTCCGAGCCGGATATAGGGCAACCTGCCTTCGTTACGGTATTCCTGGAGGGTTCTGCGGCTGATTTTCAACATTACGGAGAGTTCTCTGTCGGTCAGAAAATGCTCTCCGTTCAATACTGGGCGGCAATTTCGGGATAGACTCCCGATTTTTTCCACCATGCGGTCAATACTTTGGAAAAAAGAGAGGACATCCCTGTCCTCTCCGGTCAGCAGCTCATTCATGCCTGCGCCTCCTTTCTCCTTTGGACTACGGGAAGTATGCCTTGTATATCTTCCGGCTTGTAGTAGATTTTGTGACTGATCTGGCTGTATGCCAGCGTACCGTTGTCTCGGAGGGTCTGCAAAGTCCGGGGAGTTACATCAAGCAGGATACAGGCCTCCTGGTTGTCCATCCATTTTCCCATTCTCTTTTCACGGTGCTTTTCACAGAAAGCCTCCGTAAATTGTGCCGCATCCTCCAGACGTCTCAGCATCTTTTCAAAGACACGCGCTTCGATAGTGACGATTTCCATAAACACATTCAATTGGTTTGAAGCAAATGTAGGAAGAAAGAAACGTCCGTTGCAAGGAGCTGTCTTCAGATGTCACCAAATGTCCCCAAACGTCAGAAACCGGCCGCAAGGAAAAAAACAGAACACACACACTGTAAACCATGCAGATTGGAGGGAGCTGAAGTCCTATATTTTCTTATGAAACCTATACATACGGCAACCGATTTCCGGTAGAACCGCTTTGTTATCATTCCTAATGTTTGGATAGTCGATAAAATAATAGCCCGGAGTTTGTTATCCATATTTTATGCGTCATGTCGGTCACAGTTAGTCCTATAATCCTCTTTAAAATCAAAATCGTTTGTCCGGGCATTTATTTCCATAAATATTTTCCACGACGTAGTCGCACGGAAAATATTTATGGAAAGCGAAGCTGGAATGCCCGTGACTATAAGATTTTGATTTAACTTTGATTATAGGCCTAACGTAATCTTTCTTTTTTTAATCAAATTATGGACTAATCATTGTGTTTTAATTTGTACTCTCCTTTATGTGAGATGCCAGGCTATACAACCTTTATATGTATATATTTAAACACAAAAATACAGTAATGTTATACTAATAATGATTGCAAAGCAACTACAACCAATAACAATGAAAAAGCTATTGTTATGGTAATCATTAAGTTCTTTATACTTGATAGGTGTTTGTCTAATATACTTATACCATAACCAAGTCAATAGCTTTCCTAATCTTTGGGCTGTTATAATACTACTCATTCCTTTTCTTTTGAATATTCATTCCAAATAGTAATTCCATCATTAATATTCCCCCAAAACTCTTCACCGGTTTGGTGCATGTCATAATAATGCTTGGCTTGCTTGAATTGTCTGCTGGCTTCTTTTTGCCAACCTTTTCCTGAAGCTTTATTCAATTTATATTGCTTTGATTTGATAAATGAGTTATATCCTTGCAATCCTGAGGACACTTTTCCACATAACCCTAAAAATTTAATACCTTTTAAAAAAGCAGTTGGCAACACATCTAGAAAGGCTTCAAATTTTTCCTGGGGTGATTGGACGCTTCCAGAGAGAGAACGTCCAGTAAATAGTTTAAAAGGAGAGTTTATGAGTCCATATCCCATGTTATTTGCTATTTTCCATACCCCTTCCAATAAATTACTAGAAGGAGAATCCAGCCAAAACTCATATGATGTTAATGGGCTGGCTTCTTTAATCTCACCATTGTCTAACTGTATGGGCGTATCTATGACTTTTCTTTGCGATATATCTAAAATTAAAATCTTTTCTCCTATTGAGAGGTGATTACTATGTAGCTTGTTCCATCTGACTAATTCATCAACCGTGACATCAAAAAGATCTGCAATATCGGTTAATGTATCTCCTTCACAAACGACATAGATAGCACAACCATTTTTTGAAAAAAGACCTTTCAGACTCTTTTTCACCATTTCTTTTGAAGTATCAATACACTGAACTTGTATGATATCAGGTATACATAATTGTCCCCAAGGAATATCACCATTCATATTCACTATATCCCCATCAGAAGACAGAGAGCATTCTTGATATTGTACAAATGCATAACCTTCACCAATGACAAATCCAGTATAAGGGATTCTTTGGATTCTTAGATTCTCAAAAGTTTCTCTGTTTATATAAATATTGTTATATTCACTCATAATTTATTTGTAAACTTATCGCTTGTGGCATTTTATTGATAGACATTTTTATTATAGAACTATTCTTTTATTCGTTTTATTAATTCATCCTGTGTCATCTTGTATGGAGGGTTCCAAAAAGATATTTCTTTTTCAATCCACTCATCATACTCTGCACTTGACATGTTTTTTGATAATTCGTTTATTAAAAAACGTCTTATATGACTTAACTTGTCTAATACCGCTCTTTCTTTAAAAAAAAGAGCTAAAGCTAAGGACATGTTTTCTGTTGTTTCGAACCCAGACCCTATTTTGTCAATAACACAGACAATTTCATCTATTTCTTCAGATAATTGCATGATTTTTATCTTTCTCTTTTCTTTTAGTGACATCTTTTTACGAATTTAGTTGTTTTTGGATCTAATTTTACATCTCCTTTAATTTTATATTCTTCTACTCCTAAATCATTTTTTCGAAATTTAACACAAGAATCATCAATATTGAAATCTATATAGTCTCTTGCATGGTTTTCTTTAATTTTAAATTTTTCAGCTGCATCACTCATACTCAATGGCTTTCCTTTTGCCTTGGTTGCGAATACGGCATTTTGATCTCCTGCTTTTATCATCATCTCCTTTTGTATGCCTTCAAAACCTTTGCGGCTGGTATAATGTCTTAATCTAATAACATCCCAACCTAGTAAATCAAATTGCAAATTGGGATTATTAACATATCCATAGAGTGTTGGGTTATTTCCTAAAAGACCTATTGGATCTAACGATAAATAACAACCTGCTTTAGGAAAATAATACCTGAAACGATTATAATATAATTCTGTTTCTTTATCGGCATATTGTCCTTGAAACCTAAATGGACAATCAAATTCAGAACCACCATCGAAAGTAGTCACTTTTCCATAAATATCCAACAAACAATCCCAAATTGTATTTCCTTACCCGTCATACATTTGGATAGGCGTACCCAAATAATCGGATACAATGGAATTTGCTTGTTATTCAGTATCTTTGCTGTAGGTACAAATGTGCCCGCTTCAAATACCCAAGTGATTATATCCTCTGTTGGTTCTTGATTCTGAATATTCTTCTCCTTGTCCAATTGTCCATCTGTGACCTTGTAGCTCCATTCATGCAAAGGAACATTTCCATTCCATATCCAGCGTGTCTTGGTACATTCCTAATGGAAACAAGAAAGCGTTACCATAGTCTTGCATTCCCATTAATAATTTCTAACTTTCCAGTCTGTATTTCGATATAATAATTTACTCCAATCCAATTATGAGCTATTATTTTTTCTTTCTCAAAAGGCTCAATACTAGAAAAAGGTGAGTCAAGCGATGGGTTTACATCTTCTACTTGCCAGATTATTTCCCCTAATTTGTTTTCCGCTGTAATATTCCTATTACATTTGTATTTAATTGGGACTTTATATAATTTGATAATAATTGCCCCACAATATAATTCTGTTTTTACATCCAATGCCTTGATACTTATTTCTTGCAATTCATTCATATTTAACTCTGTTTTTAATGATAACTCTTTAGTTCTTTCGTATTTCTGAAATTCTCATCAGGAATGCGTTGTAATAGCTGAAATTGTTTTGCGTTCATATCTATACCTCCGAACTCTGAAAGTGGGTTTATTTTTCCAGACCTCATACGTGTACCAGCAGGAACTATCACTCTAGAGATATGAGTTGGAGTATTGGGAAGATTAAACTTGGCTTGTATTTGCTCTGGAGATAAGCCACGTATAGCAGATTTATGCATCATCCATGGACCTCCCTTATTCCCTTCACCATGTACCCTAACGAAAATCTCTTCACGTGTTGTCGTAAATTCAGTAACTTTGGCATTAGGTTTATATGGCGGTGCATAATTGGGCATTGTGGCGTTTGCGTCCGCCCCTGTTGAAATGATGATATCTGTAGAACGATTTTCGATGGTCAACCCTAACGGATCTAACCAACTATTGATATCATAAACATATCCATAAAGCGTCGGATTGTTTCCTGCAAGTCCGATAGGATCTTGACTTAGATAGTTTCCAATAGAACTGTCATAATATCTGGACCTATTATAAAATAATCCAGTTTCTTCATCTGCATACTGCCCTTGATAGCGGAAAGGGCAATCAAATTCAGAACCACCATCAAAAGTAGTCACTTTCCCATAAATATCCAACAAACAATCCCAGGTTTTATTCCCTTGCCCATCATACATTTGGATAGGCGTACCCAAATAATCGGACACAATGGAATATTGCTTGTTATCCAGTATCTTTGCTGTAGGAATAAAAGTACCTGCTTCAAATACCCAAGTGATTATATCCTCTGTTGGTTCTTTCTGAATATTCTCTTCCTCATTCGATTGCTCATCTGTGACCTTGTAGCTCCATTCATGCAAAGGAACATTTCCATTCCATATCCAGCGTGTCTTCTTTCCAAAATATTGTTTGGAGGTTCGTCTTCCCAAGGCATCATACTGAAACTCTACCGGTCTTCCATCCGGACGTATCACTTTTTTCAATGTTCCATTGGAATTCCATTTGTAGTTCCAGCCCGTACCTGTAGCCAAAAAAGAAATACCTCGTTCTTTTTTCATTCGTTTGCGGTCGTATCCAATATCGCTTCCTCTTAGTTCTTTGAACTCTCTAAAGACAAGGTTCCCCTCATCATCGTAATGATAGAAATAATCCGGATCCTCCAAAAGTTTTCCTCCGGCACCGTATTTACGGTCTTTCTTGTCCGGTGTCCCGAAGAGGTTGCCCACGAAGTCCGGTGTCCGGTAAATCACATCCGTTTCCGAACCTTGCACGGTCTCCTGCCGGATAAGGAAGTCGAAACGGTCGTAGTCGTAGCGCATGACCGTTCCCGTCAGCTCGTTCTCCTTGGAGAGCAGGCGGTTGGCGATGCCCCACTCATAGCGGTACGCCCCACGCTCGATGCCGCCCGACCGCACCGACTTGCGTACCTCCCTGCCGAAGCAGTCGCGTTCCGTCCTGACCGTCACCCCGCCGGAAAAGGTGCGCTGTACCTCCAGCCCCGTGTTGTCGCGCACCCATGACGCTTGCCAGACCTCACCTGCCTGCATGGTCTGCAAGTTTCCTTCCCGGTCATAGGAATGACGAATGTCCGCTCCCAGGTTGCTGGTGATGCGGGTACAGTTGCCCTCGCTGTCGTACGTGCGGCTGACGGTATATTCTCCCTGTTTCTCCTCAATAATCTGTCCCGTCTTCCTGTCACGGGTGAACTCCAGCAGGTTCTCGCTGTTTTCCGCCTTGACAAGCATTCCGTCCTTATCATACGTGTAGAGGGATACCTCGCCGTCGTACTGTTCCTCCTTCAGGATGTTGTCCAGCCCGTCATACAGGTATTCCGTCCATTTGTCCCCGGGGCGATTTACGCGTGTGACACGTCCGGCACCGTCGCGCTCGTACTCGCGTCGCAGCCCGTCGAAACCGATTTCCGTAACGACTTGTCCCAGCCCGTCCAGCTCGAAGAAATAGTTGTCGCCCGCCTCGTTGCCGATGCGCCGGAGCTGCAACTCGCTGTTGTAGCCGAATGTAATCCGGTGGCGCTCCTGTTCACGGCTTTTCAATACCCCCAATGCCCCATAGGTGAACTTCACCTCACGGATGTTGTCCGCAGCATGTACCATGTTCCCCATGGCGTCGTACTCAAACCGGTGCACGTTGCCGTCCGGTTCTTCCAGCCGTATCAGGTTGTCCGCCCGGTCATAGGCGTACCGGGTGGCATTGCCTTTGACATCCACCGCCTGTATGAGCCTGCCCCTGCCGTCGTATTCCCACCTGCGGAACAAGCCGTTGGGGAACCGCAGCAGTTCGAGGTCGTAGCGGTCGTTGAAGGTGAGGGTATAGACGCGTCCCTGTCCGTCGGTAATGGTATGCAATACGCCTCCCTCGTAGGTATATTTCACAGTCTCCCCGCTGAGCGTGGTGCGGCTGACGACACGGTCCATCCCGTCGTAATCCCAAGAGAGTTGTTTCCCTCCCGGCGTGCAGAGCAGGACGAGGTTACGGTTTCCGTCGTAGCTCAGGAACGTATCCTCGCCGTTCTCATCCGTTATCCGGACAGGTTGACCAAACTCGTTGTAGGAAGTCTTGCGGGTATAACCTTCGGGGTTGACCGTGACCTCCAGTTCCTGATATCCGTTGTACTGCCGGCGCGTGATTCCCCCATTGGCATCCACTATCTTGTAGATGAGTTTGTCCTCCCCGTAATGGTATTCGGTTTTGGCACCTTCCCCGTTACGGATATGGGTGTAGCCTTTGCCGTAACGGATGAAGTACTCCATGACGCCGCCGTCCCCCCATGTATGCACACAACGGGCGTTCTCACCTTTGCCCTCGTATTCCCAATGGAAAGACATGCCTCCCTGGTTGGTCAGCTGTACCAGCAGATGCCCGTCGGTATAGACAAAATGCTTGCTGACATCCAGCGTGTCGATGGTCTCCACCATGTCACCCCGGTCGTCATAACGATAGCGGACAAGCCTGGTTTCCTCACCGTCCTGCTTCATGGACACACAACATACCCGTCCCAATCCGTCGGTTTCCACCTTCAAGCGTTCCCCCCGAGAAGATACGATTCCCGCCAGTTTTCCAGCCGAAGCGTATTCGAAACGGATGCGGAACCCGTCTTTGGTGGATATGTCCGACACCATACGGTAGCCGAAGCGGTTCTCCGGTCCGTCGAACCGGTATTGCCGTCCCCGGATGTCGGTCAGCAGATAACCCTGCCCGTCAAGCATCCAGAGCAATTGTTCCTTGCGGTCAAAATAGGAGTCTCCCGGTTCCAGTACGGGCAGGAAAGACTCCCGTCCATCGGCATGGCGGAAGAGGAAAGCCCCTTCTTCCAGCCGCCGGATGCCCAGGTTGTAACTGTGGTGCCAGTTGTAGCCCAACGGGCCGTCCACGGCGGCATCGCTGTAATAGGTACGTTCCCACACGATGGGAATGGGGCCGGGCAGCTCGAAATCCACGTTGGTGTGGTACACCCTGCCTGTTGCCGCATCGACCGGCTCACCGAATGTTATACAAGCTGTCTTTTTGAGGATTTTTGTGAGCCTAGGATTCAGCCCTGCCCTGTCTATCAATCCATGCAGCAGATGGGTTATTTTTTTTCCGAGTTTTGATAATCCTTTCAGCCCCAACTTCATGGTTGCGGCAAATACGTCAATGGTGGGCGATCCACCCACAAGCACAGGCTTGCCTACAGATGTGATAGTGGAAAGCATGGAGGTGGGTGCAAGCAGTGCCTTGCTCACTTTCTTGGATTTCCCTTTACGGGGAATAGTCGGTATTCCCACGATGTTGCATGAGAGTGCCGGATGTGTCAATGTGGAGCAGGGGGCACCGTCCGCCAGCACGGTTGAGCTGCCCATCCACATCTCCGATTCGGACATGCCGCTGACCAGCGGAGCCGGATGCAGGATGAATGCCGGAAGATGCACGATACCGATACCGGCTTGTGCTATCCATTGGTTATGCACCTTTACCGACGGGGACATACTCTTGAGTACGCTGCACGCCACTCCTGCCACCCCCTCGGAAACGCGAGGCAGTGCAACGGCTATTTGTGCCATGATATCTGCCATAAGGTCGTACACCTTACCCACATGAGGTACGGGCATGATGGGCGAAGGCGGTGTAACCGTGGGGTGCATGTCTATTCCGATGGAGAGGTCGCCGAATTTGGCGACAGGCATGCCAGGTACGGACGGAAGTGCTCCACCCAGTCCAGCCTGAATATTGTCCAGGGCTGTTTTGGAAGCCTCAAAAAGATCGGCAAAGCCACGTCTTGCAGTGTTGCTGTCGGCAATATCAACTATCATGTTGTTCATATCAGCCATATTAAAGAAGTGTTATTCATGAATATTACTAGAACAAACCGATTAGTCTGTTTTTGCAAATATATATTTTCCAGCTGAAAAAAGAAAGAATATTCCGTTTCTTTTTTTATAAATCAAGAATTGAGAGCCAGCCCATTATTTATATGGAATGAATGGCAACGGATTACGTTGCTATATTCATCACTATCCCGTACCAGTTTTCTAAGACTCGCTATATATTAGAAGAATTTATGCATTCTTTTTTTCAGTAGGATTTGCGACTTTGGAGCAAATCACCCGGTTTGTACCGGGCAGGTTGGTTTTTGTCGGACAAAATGCTTTTTGTCGGACGAAGACACAACTTGCTCTGTTCGCTTGAACAGAGAATCCTCCTTCGTCGGATTGCTGCGCGACGTTCACGGCGTGCTGTGGTCCGGCGAAGTCAGTTCCTTTCCATTGTCTGATTCCGATTTTACAAAATCAGACAATGATAACCGATTGGTAAACAACGCTTGATATGACATTTGATGACATCTGACGACATCTGATGTCAAGTAGGGGAAATGTTGGCGGAAGTTTCAAGAATAGCCGCTACTTTTGGCACAGTGCATGAGGGCATACATTGGAACATTGCCATGTAAGGTGTATTGCTTGCCTGCCACAGGTGGTGCATGATGCGAATGCGGTATCATCCATATATGCGCAATGCCATATATGCCGCATGGCAGTCCTGCATGACGGAACACATTGCATCCGTGCAATGCAGTATGGGGTACATTGAACTCCATATTACATGAATGCAATGCACCTTGTATGGCAACACCCTCCGGCAACCGGCAATACTCTGGTGCAATATGGTACGCAATGCATTCATGCAAGAGGTCGGGCAGTGCATCGTGGCCATATACCAACGGGTGCATTGTCATGTAGTGAAACAGAAAAACAAATCCAGACAGATCTGAAACAAATTATACACTCTAAATTCAAGCCTATGAAGAGAGAGCCTTTATTTGTCGCTTTAAGCAACTGGAAAGGCGGTATGGAAAAATTCTATTTACCATATTGATTACCAGTTGTTTCCATTATCTGAACGGATATAACGTACTTATGGTGGATTGTGATTATCCACAGCACAGCATCAGTGCCATACGGGACAAGAAAGTGGGAAACATTGAAAGAAACGTGCATCTCCGGTGTATGTTGTGCGGACAGTTCGACCGGACGGGCAAGAAGGCGTATCCTGTCCTTGCCTGTGTTCCGGGCAAGGAACTGGAGACGGCACTTCCACTGACAGGCGGGTGTGACCATTCTCTTTTTTGACCTTTCGGGAACGGTGAACTCGCCAGATAATGTACTTGATGAAATGGTCCGTATCGGTACACGGAACTCACGCTGACACGTGGAACGGTGGGAATGACAGACGAAAAGGCATGGAAACCTGTTTGTTCCGCCAATGGAGTGTGACAAAAAGAAATGGACGTCCGGCGGGTCCATGCCCGGCCGGACGCCCATTTGTGTATATTTATTTTATGTACAGCCTATCTCAAAATCGGATTCGAGAGCAGTATCTTGTAATAGACCGTTCCGTTCACCTCCATGGGTGTCTTCGCCATCATGAACTGTACGCTTTTCCGCTCCACCTTCGCCTGCTGCATGAGCCTGTGCACAATGAATCCGGCGGAGAATCTCGCGCACCTTTTGTCCTTCCATACGATGAACCCGTCGTCATCGGTGGTACGGCAGATATACCAGTCTCCCGTATCGTCATCATGTGCGAAACTTATCCGGCCTCCACCAAGGACCCCCAGTTCGATTGACATGGTTTTTGACAGATAGACAGTTCCCCGGCTGTCCAGATTGATGGTCCGCTTTCCCTTGTACAGAACCTCCTGCGGACGGGAATTCTCCTTGTTGTATACGATAAGTGCCATAGTCCTTTTCTTTTTACGATGTTATTACAATGATTTCCGTTCAGGATACCGCTCCTTCGATTACCAGCATCTGGCTCCTCCATGCAAACCTCCTGTGCGAGCGCACCGCTTCCACTATGGCGCATACTTTCTGTGATATTGCCATAGCCGATATGCCCATGCATTCCGCCAGCGCCTTGAAAGAGAAACTGGCCTCGTAGAACCGGAGCATGAACATCCGGTATTCGTCATAAGAGAATTTCTGTCGGATAAAGCGGAGTATGTCCTTTACCAGCCTCTCGCATCCGTTCAGGTCGTCCGTGGAGAGAAACTCCGCTTCCTCACCGCATCTGAGGAAAAAATCGTCTTCAGGATGGGCATACCGGTTCTCTCTTTTCATCTTTACCAAAGCCGCCTTTTTGTAGCATCCGACAAAATATGCGTCATAATCCGTTATGTCTTTTCCGGGAACCAGTACCTGCTTTCTTACGAAAAGGTAGGTGTCATGGAAATTGTCCTCGTCCAGCATTCCGTATCGGCGTAACGTCCCCCTCAATCTGTCATAGGATTTTGTGAACCACTCGTTGAACAGTCTTTCCTTTTCTGTGCTCTTGTCTGCCAT